GTTTTGCAGAGGTTCTTAAAAAAGTGAACAATGCAAAAACTAAGGATAAGAAGATTCAACTTTTAAAGAAACATGATAATGATTCTTTAAGAATGGTAATCAAATCTTCTTTTGACCCAAAGATTAAATGGGTGCTACCAGAGGGTAATGTTCCTTACAAACCCAATGAAGCGCCTGAGGGTACTGAACATACTTTACTAGTTCAAGAGGCAAGAAAGTTATGGCACTTTATTGAGGGTGCAGATAATCAAACACCTAGAATGAGAAAAGAAACTATGTTTGTACAGATGTTAGAGGGTTTGCATAAAGACGAGGCAGAACTACTTGTCAATGCAAAAGATAAAAAGTTACATCAAAAATATAAAGGATTGTCACATGAGGTTGTCAAAAAAGCATTTAATTGGAATGATGACTACATGAGACTTGACAAATAGCATACAATAGTGTATAACTAATAATGTGAGTTGAAATTGATTCGGAGTATATTATGATTAGTTTTGGTATTGGTATGTTATTGGCAATGTTTGCTGGTGGGATGGACGGAGCTGACTCCTCTCTCTCAACACTAGTCTGGACATCTCTTGCGAGTGTTGCCTTCATGATTCGAGGAGTTTATGTAATGAACAAAAATGGTCAGTTACAATAAACCTTGCGAATCGTGAGAAAATGGGGGGTATTATGACCCCCCATTTTTATTTTGCCCCCCTAAAAAATTCAATAAAACCAACCCTTTAATAAGGGACTTGACAATGTTCTCAAAACAATATAAGATGTAAGTATAGTTAAGAAAGAGGTAAAAATGAGTTGTGAAGTAAATACAATATTGAGAGAAAATCTCACAGACAAAGTAACTTCAATGACGGTTGATGAATTTATAACTGCATTGGAAGATAGCAACATTAGTGGAAGTAACGCTGTTGACAATTTGATTATAGCGTTGGTTGACAAAATGTTTGAGGATATGAGTCAGTAATGAATTTTGTTGAAGTAAATGGTGGAAACAAAGTACAGAGAGAAATCTGTCATAAAGTAGTTGCACACATGATTAAGAAACTACTTCCTAGATTTCGTACTTTGGATATTACTGTAAATCTTGTTACTATCAAAAGTGAAGCCATTGGTTTCTGTATGGAACAAGATAAGAACCAATTTGAAATCGAACTTGATAAGAAGATATCAATTAAAGATATGGTAACTGCATTATGTCATGAAATGGTTCATGTCAAGCAGTTTGCAAGAAAAGAAATGGTTGATGGTATTAAAACTGGTGTTGCAAGATGGAAGACTAAGACAATACCTTTGACCACTAACTATTGGGATTTGCCTTGGGAGAAAGAGGCTTATCGAATGGAAAAGAAACTTGCAGATGATGTTTGGGAAAATGGAGTGATATGATGTTTGACAAAAATGGAAATGCAATTGATGGTTGGGCAATTTTAAAGTGTCAACCAGAGAAACAACCAGAAATTGTTTCTTTGCATCAATGTTTGGGAAATGCAGAGGAAGAGAAAATGGTTCTGAATGAAATGACAGAAAGTACAGATACTACTTTTGTAGTGAAAAATACTTTTGGTTGTATGATAGAAACGACTTGACATTGTTGTCAGAACATGGTAGTATAAAGAGAATCAGAAAGAGGAGTAAATTATGGAACAAGTTGCAGTTATACATACGGCGTTTGAGGATAAACCATCAACCGTTGCATTTGTTAAAGTACCAGAGTTTCCAACATTAATTGAGAAACTTGAGTACGCATATCGTTGGACACAGAATATCATGGGTAGTTGGTCATTAAAGATTGACGCCGATGCTAATGACAATGTTACTGTTGTTGGTGATATTTCTAGTGGTTATGGATTGAGGTCTACTTCAGTTGGCGACCAAATATTGGTTGGTACTGAAAAGTATGTAGTTGCCCCAATGGGTTTTGAAACTTTAAATGGAGAAGTAGTATGAAACTAGAAGATTTGACAGTTGAGTCTATTGCACAGATGACACAAGAACAGAGAGATACCTTTGTATCATCCTTTGTTAAAAAGTGGCCTCATCTTGCTGGTGATATCGCAGACCAAATTAAAATAGTAAGGTTTGACGCTATCAATGAAGAATTAAATAATAAAAATAAAATGGGAGAAGTGGCATGACAATAGTTGCAAAGAAAAGGTCTAATACTACAATCGTAGATTTAGACGGGCCTCAAGGGAACGCTTTTGTTCTTTTGGGTATGGCGAAATCTACAATGGAAAAAAGTGGTTTTGAAAAAGACCAACAAGACAGTATCATGAATGAGATGAAGTCTAGTGATTATATAAATCTATTGAGGACTTTTGAAAAATACTTTGGTAGTGTCTACAATTTACAAACATCAAACCCAGAGTATCTAGACGCTTTCATGGTTGAGAAAAATGCTTAAAGAAATTGTAATGTCATTTATGATTTCAACGACCTCTGCAAATATTATAGAGGTCAATGAATTTAGAGAAATGGAAGCAACTTGTCTTGCAAAAAATATGTATTACGAGGCAAGGAATCAAGGTCTTGCTGGTCAGTTTGCAGTATCACTAGTTGTTATGAATAGGGTTAAAGATGATAGATATCCTAATACAATTTGTGGTGTAGTAGAACAAGGCCCAACAAGAGAGTCTTGGAAAAAGAATGGTATATTCTATCCTATTAGAAATCGTTGTCAGTTTAGTTGGTTCTGTGATGGTAAAAGTGATGACCCCAAAGAACCTACCACTTATGCAAAAATGCTTGATATGGCAAAGGATTTAGTTTACGACAAAATGCAAATTGTAGATTTTACAGAGGGTGCAACACATTATCATGCTGACTATGTTTTTCCAGAGTGGAGAAAAACAAAGACTAAGACAGTTGAGATTGCAGACCATATTTTTTATAGGTGGGAAAAATGAAACAGTTCAAATATGAGTTCATGGTTATGGACGGATTTCAAGAAAAGAAAAAGATACATGACGGCGACCAATGGTTGTTTAAATACGACAATGGGTATGGTGCGTCTATAGTACAACACTCTGGTTCTTATGGTGGTAAAAATGGATTATATGAAATCGCTGTACTTGACATTGATGGAGAAATGAGTTATACTACACCTATAACTGATGATGTAATTGGTTATGCAGATGAAGTAAAACTATATGAAACATTGGATAGGATAAAATCATTATGAACTTTTTTTACTTAGATGAAGACCCATTTAAGTCTATTGAGTATCATTGCGATAAACACATTGTCAAGATGCCTACAGAGTACAAACAGATGTTGAGTACTGCACATAGGGTTCTTGATGGTGAGTTGTACATTGATAGGACTAAAAATGGTGCAAGGATTAAAAGGTGGAAACACCCAGACCGAAAGATGAACGCTGGTTTATATCTTGCTGGTCATGTTAATCACCCTACCAACATTTGGTTAAGGGAGTGTACAGAAAACTATATGTTAATGTTTACATATTACAAGTTGATTTGTGATGAATATACATATAGGTATGGGAAAGAACATGGTGCAAAAGACAATTGGTGGATATTCAGAAATCCACCTAAGAATATGCCTAGTTTAGGTTATTCAACACCAGTACCACAAGCAATGAAAATGTTCCCAGAATGTATGGTTGAAGGCGATACAGTACAAGCGTATCGTAACTTCTACAAGGTTGCTAAAAGGAGTTTCGCAACATGGAAAAACAGACCGATACCAACTTGGTTCAAGACCCAGAACCAGAACGATACTATGATTGGATACTTTGGAAACTTAGGCAAGAAAATACACTTGAAAGAAGTCGTGAAAGAAGTCGCATGAAAACTATGTCAAGGGAAGATATGTGGAAGAAAACTGTTGCAGATATGCAAGGTGAGATTCATGCATTGCAGAAAACAGTTGTCAAACTCCAAGAACAACTTACTAAATTACAAGAGGAAACAACACCGATATATAGTAGTAGTGAGTTAGAACTAATGGATACATCATTATCTGGCCCTGAGTTTAGACAAAGGTATAAGACATAATGCCAACATATAATTTCAAGAATACTAAAACTGGTGAAGAGTGGGAAGAGTTTTTTACATTAAGTGGTAAAGACTTGTTCTTAGAACAAAATCCAGACATAACACAAACACCATCTATGTTTTCTATTTCTGCATCTGGAACTGGTGATAGAGTTAAAACTGATGCTGGGTGGAAAGAGAATCTCTCAAGGATTGCAGAAGCACACCCAACTACTCCATTGGGTAATAAATATAATAAGAAGACTATTAAAGAACACAAGACAAGACAAGTCTTGAAAAAACATGGAGTATTGTGATGGCGAAAAAACAAGACTTAAAAATTGATGATTTAGTTACAATTAAACCAATTACTGATAATCAAAAGTTGGTATTTTCAGAATACAAAAAAGGTAAAAATTTATTTTTGCATGGTGCTGCTGGAACAGGCAAGACGTTTGTTTCGTTGTATCTTGCATTACAAGAATCACTAGACCCATCTACACCTTATGAAACTGTATACGTTGTTAGAAGTGCAGTTCCTACAAGAGAGATTGGTTTCTTACCAGGCGATGAAGAAGATAAAACAGCGTTGTTCCAAGTACCATATCAAAACATGGTACAGTTTATGTTTGAACAACCATCAGACCAAGCGTTTAGTATGTTGTATGATAGACTAAAAGCCCAAGGTTCAGTTATGTTCTTGACAACTTCATTTCTTCGTGGTATAACATTAGACAACTGTATTATTTTAGTTGATGAATGTCAGAA